CAATCGTGTTAAGGATTCCGCTCCGTTTACGGAGATTCAGTGTGAATTCAATAAGTGGAATGGCGGTTTTGCTAAATTGTACACTCGCGCTAGGCGAAAGCTTGGGGGGCGCTTCTTTTATTACGACAATCGTGATTATCCCAAATATGATCGCAGTCTACCAAATGAAATTCGAGATGTTGTGTTCGAATTTTTCAAGGAAACAGCCGCACCTATTGGCGGTTTCTGGATGCAAGCGATGGAATTTTGCTATTCTCGGCAAAAGGAGTCAAATCTTATGGACATGGCTGGTCATGTCTGGTCGAAAGAGAATGGGATGGCTTCCGGTGATTTTTGCACTTCGGTGTGGAATTCGCTTGTTCACTTTTGTCTTCGCCTTTTAGAATTTCGGGAGCAATATCCCGAGATTGCCGAAGACTGGGAAGAATTTCTGCAGTTTTATGTCGCTGGCGACGACTATCAAGGCATTTCCATTGTGCCACCACCATCTGATCAATTTATGGCGGAGTTTTATGGACGTTTCGGGATGCTTACAGATCCTGACAAAAGAAACGTATCAACCGAATTGGAAGGTCAGAAATTCCTAGGTTGTCGACTCGTGTTCGTCGGTGGTGCTGCACAATTTACCCTCGAACCGAAACGTGCACTCGCCAATCTTCTGTACTGTACCAAGGATGATGACGAAATGGCGCAAGTCATAGACGCGCTCTTAGCTGAGTGTTGGCATGACAATAAGATTCGCAATATGCTATTATTCCTTCGCGGTGAAACTTATCCGCAGTTCTACGAATGGAGAACTCTTTGGGATATAAGAATGATGCATATGTTCGTTGAGTCGGCCCGGTCAGCCGGTTATCCTGGGCAGAACAGAGATGGCGAAAAAGGCAGGAAAGAAGAAGGCTGCGTTTATCGGTCCGAAAAACCAAAAGCAGCAGAAAAAGGCAAATTTGAAAAATGCGAGGAAGAACAACCCTCGTACTGCCGCGAGAGCGGCTGCCCATTCTGCTAAAACGCAGATTCAAGAATCCCGCCGCGCGGCCCCAGTGAACGTTGGGCGAAAGCTCAGACTTGGTGGTGCGCAGTCAATGAAAAGCAAACATTTTACTGGAAGTGATCTACTTCAGTACGTCTCGTTCAAAGCCGGGACGGATTGCAATGCGATTGGCGCATCGCTTCTTGCGATGCCACTCAATCCTCGCAATTTGACGTTGACTCGTCTAGCCAGGGAATCATTTCTCTGGCAGCGTTACAAAGTGCATCGCTTTTGCGTGCGCTTTAAGCCTACTTTGCCCACCACTTCTGGTGGAAGTGTGATTGCATTCTTCAATACGGATTGTACGCAGCTCCCGAATACTAGTTCGGAATCCGCGGTTTCTGCCGCGATGTCGCACAAAGGTGCGGAGCAGTCTTCCGTTTGGGAGGAAATCGTTTGTGAGTTGCCATCGGATCCAAAACTTTACCAGCTCAATGTTGGTCAAGGTGATCCGCGCACTCAATTCTTTGCAATTCTCAACGTTATGATTTCGACCACGATCAGTCCATCTTCATCGTTGGCTGCTGGCTCGGTTATTTACCAAGCTTGGGTCGAATATGACATTGAATTCATTGATCCTACGTTGGACCTCCTCCCAGGAGAAGATCACAATGCGACGCTGTTTAGTTGTGGATACAACGGCAGCCCTATAACCAGCATTCCAACGCTGGTTCCCGTCCCATATCAACTCTTTGTCGCAAGAATTTGTACAAATGGTGGCGGAGATGCCCCTGTTGGGGGCGTTTACTATGGTGCTCAAGATCAATCCGCTTCTGGCGGTACCCAAGGAAACATTCTTTTCTTTGGCGATTTGGCTTCTGCGTTGGCCTATCAGACGACTGCTCAGTCGCAAAACAACGCTCTGATCTTCACTGGCAGTTCTTCTGTCACTTTTACAATTGAAGTGTTTGGTCTCGGTATTCGTACCGTTGCTCAAAGTTTACCAGATGGCGTCACCACCAGGCGCGATGACCAGGGAGATCAAATCGTTCTTGAAGGAACAGGTTCTGACGGCAACCCATCTGCCACGTCGTTTCCAGTATTCTTGGACCAACAGTCTAAGATACCATCGTCAGATGAAGCCGGTACTGGTGAAACCCGTATCTTCTTTGACGGTGCCGCCGCCACTGGCGGCACAAGTTTGGCTACTGATTCAGCCTCGAATATTGTTAGTGGCGGTCAAGAGTTGGTTCTCATGCCTTCGTCTGCGTTCCTGCTTGAAAAGTGGGGATTTCCAACTCCGAAAGGATCCCAACCTGGATCAAAATCCATTATTTTGGGCCTTTTCGCGCTCTTCACGTTGATTGGCAGATTGGTCACGATCACTGCCAGTGCCACAAGTGCGATGCGTGCATCCGTGCGCGCTTTCCGAAAGGATAATGTCGCGGATCCCGTGGTTCTGTCTTATGAACCCCCACTCAGTGAGATTGCCTTTGTCAAAATGAATTTTTATGACAAGATGGCAGCCATTGATGTGACCTGGAAATATGTCATTAAACCTTCCATTGACGAAAACATTCGAGCCAAAGTGCTCGATTTTGTTGGTTCCCCTGGACAGGAAGAACTCAATCTAGTCGAAACATTTCGAAACAGAGTGGGTGCTCCTTACAGAGCACGACCGGTTCTTGCTGATTCTAGAGGAGCTTCGTCAGTCACAAAGACGGTCCATCTCGATAAACTTTCAGCTATCTTTGCTGAGTTTGATGTCACCGAGCTTGACGCTCTTGTAGCGTTGCTTGGCTCAAAGCCGAGCAAAAGCAATTTGAAATTACCATCAATTGCTTCCCGCCTACTTTAATTAGTGGGTGGGGTGGCGCCTAAGACGGGCGCCGTCAGTAACGAATGAACACGTGAATAAACTGACAAATTCATCCAGCCTTTTGTACCTCTTTAGGCATAGAATTAAAGAGAGATGTATGCTGAAGAAAGGTCGGGGGAAAGAGAGAAAACTCTCCTCCGGGCTATAGCATGCTAGGTTTGTTGCTTTCCAGAAACAACTATCCATGACTAGGGGCCGCATCAGCGGTTTTGGCTCCCTAGTTCAAGGGATCAAAATCGAAAGCCTCTAATAGATAAATACTGTAAATCATGCG